TGTGTTTGAAAATCATAGATTTTGTGAACGAAGTTTTAAAGATTTGTGAAAGAGGTGCAGGTATGAAAAAAATATTAGATGCTTGCTGTGGCAGTAGGATGTTTTACTTCGACAAAGAGAATCCAGATGTAATATTTGCGGATTGCAGAGAAGTAGAAACAACCCTATGTGATGGCCGTACACTTTTAATTAAGCCGGATGTAAAGATGGATTTCCGAAATATGCCATACATGGATAATACATTTAAGGTTGTAGTGTTTGACCCGCCACATCTAAAGAATGCAGGAACAAGCTCATGGCTAGCGCAGAAATACGGAGTGCTGCCAAAAGATTGGCCAACGTACTTAAAACAAGGTTTTGATGAATGCATGAGGGTACTGGAACCAAATGGATTACTTGTGTTTAAGTGGAATGAAGAACAGATTAAATTAGCGGATGTGTTAAAGGTGTTTGGAGTAAAACCACTTCTCGGTGACAAGCGAGGAAAGACAAGGTGGCTGTGTTTTATGAAAGACTAATTGAGGTAGAAGAAATGACAGATGAATTGAAATTATACAAGTTATTATTAACGGATAAAAATGTATATGAAGATGTTATTTGTGATGAGCTTGGATGGATAAATGATGAACAATTTTGTGTTTGGATTCCCTATTGTTATTTGCAGTATTTTATCGAAAACTTATGTAAGATATTTGGGAATTGCATTTTTGATGATGGTGGATTTGATGCAAATATACAAGAAGAACAGGTGTGCATTGACTTGTGCGAAACGATAGGGCATTGCATAGATATTGAATCTGTCTTTCCAAAAGATGAGTTTAAACACTAAAAATATGTAGGAGCAAAGCGTTTATAGAGGACAGCGGAGCACGGTCTTAAGTGCCGTTGCCCCGACCTCACAGTATTATAGGCTCTCTACTATATATACACATAACTCATTAAAATCTAACGCTATTTTTAGAAAAAATAAAATTTGAAGGGAAGTGATAATTTGAGCTATGGAAGAACACGGAAGCAAGCAAAGCTGGACGAAGAAAAGACCTTTGATGATATTATAAAGCGAGGACCGTCAGAAAGTGCGAAGAGGGCATTTAAACACGATGTACGTAATGTGTACGGAGTGAAGCAATGCCTGACGAAATGGGGAGTTGACTTGAAGGGAGCGATTACCGATGGACAGAACAATACTAATTGAGTACGCAGATATGAAAGAGGAAATAAAAGATTTACGAAGAAGGATAGAGAAAGATAAAAGAGCGTTGGAAAAACTCAATAAAGAAACTGTAATAGATACAGTATCACGTGGAAAGAAAGGAAGAAAGTCACTTGGAACGGCAAGAGTCGAAGGAAAACCACGGTTGATGATTGAGCTAAAGAAAAACGCATACATAAAGAAAATAGATCAATTGGAACGGTTAGAAACAGATCTATTAGAGAAACAAACACAAGTAGAAGAATATATACAGCAAATCGAAAAAAGCAAGTTAAGAGTAATGTTTCAGTTATATTATATCGATGGATTGACTTGGGAGATAGTGGCAATGAAAATGAATAACATGTTTCCAAAAAAGAAAATACCATTTACAAAGGACAGTTGCCGGATGATGCATAATAGATTTCTTGAAAAAGTTTTGTAAATGTTCGCCACTGTTCGCTTTAAATGTGCTAGTATGGTAAAAACGCAAAGATTAATAAAAACAATCTACAGGAATGACACGTTTGAAGTTCTGCAATGCTATAAAATGTGTAGAAAACTTTATCAAAAGGAAAAAGACAAATTCGGTGATTGCAGTAGTCCGAATGCTTTTGATAACATCCCGGAAGTGATAAATGATTGGCGAACGAACAATCCGTGTAGTTTATAGGGGATGTGCTTTGAATATAGCTCACACAAAGAGACGTTCTACTAATTCAGTAGGGCGTTTTTGATTGTATTTTTTGGAAATAGGAAGTATGATATTAAGAAAATGTGTGAGGTATATGTTATGAAAATTGAGAACAAAGAAATGCTTTTGTATAGCATGAATCAGGCTTACGATGAATTGTATGAAACGATAAAAAGGCGAGACGCAGATGAAAGTGAAGTTTATTTCAGACTTGGAAGTTGTCTTCATTGGATGGTGGATTGCTACGATAGAGCAAAAGACTACGGAATTACAGAAGAAGATGAAAAGATTTTTAAAGCGGTTAAGGCTGCGAATAATGCACAAAAACATATAAAGGAATTAAATAAACTTCACGAAGTAAGTACTGGGGGTTATCCAAGAAGGTATTCAAGGAGCTATGGTATAAAATATGTATGGCAAAACATAGAAGATATTCCGTTGAAGCATAATAATGAGAAAAAGAGTTATCAGGAACTTTTTTGTGGAAGAAATATAATAGACACATTAGAAGAAACGAAAAGACTTTTAGAGAGGTATTATGAGAGATGTGATGAAAATGCATGAACTGGATTTTGATAGGGATGAACAATTACAACATTATGTTATTCAAAAATACAGAAAATTACTAGAGAGAATATCAGACAATAGGGTATTTGCGGTAATGACTGGAGAAAACGAAAAATTTTTCTTGCTGGAGTGTTGTGATGAGCATTTCGGTTACGATCTTACAAAAGAAGAGTGTATAGAACTATCTGAATTATTCAAGGAACTTGCAGAAGAATATGAGAGATAGAAAATATATTTGATGTGAAAGTGGCAGCAGGCAGCAGTCTGTTGTCATTTTTATTTGGATACTTAGTTCAGTGGTAGAACAACCGTCTCATAAACGGTAAGTAGTCGGTTCAATTCCGGCAGTATCCAGCAAAAAAATAAAAAGGAGAAAGCGATATGGATGGAATTGTATTAATAAAACCAGGAAGTACATTAGTATTACAAGCGAGATGCGCAATGAGAAAGGAAGAAATAGAAGAATATAGAAAAAGAAGAGGCGTCCATTAGGGCGTCTTTTCTAATACCCAAATATGGATACATAGCTCAGTGGTAGAGCACTTCATTCGTAGTGAATATGTCACAGGTTCGATTCCTGTTGTATCCAGAGATAGAAATTGATAGATTGGAAGGTGGTGAGCCGGATGGCGAAAGGAAAATATCAAGAATGGCTAGAGCCGGAAGGCTTGCTAAAGCTTGAAGGATGGGCGAGGGATGGTCTGACAGATGAACAGATTGCGGAGAACATTGGTGTTCGCCGAGAAACATTGTATGATTGGTGCAAGAGACATCCTAACATTTCTAACGCCCTAAAAAAGGGAAAAGAAGTAGTTGACCGCCAAGTGGAAAACGCTTTGCTTAAGAGAGCACTTGGATACAAGTATGACGAAGTGACAATTGAAGATGGTGTTGAAACTAAGAGAGTGACCAAAGAAGTAGTACCGGACACAACAGCACAAATATTTTGGTTGAAGAATAGAAAGCCGTATGTATGGAGGGACAAGAAAGACGTTGGTCTTGCTGGGGAACTTAACACGAACAACCCTTTTGCAGATTTAACAACAGAAGAGTTAAAGAAGCTGGTACGTGATGGATAGAAAGCAGCAGATCATACAAGGTGCTAAGATAGAGCTTGCAAGGCGCGAGTTCTTTTTTTATTGTAATTTGAAAGCTCCTGACTTTTATAAGCCGGAAAGAGAATATCTTGTACATCTTTGCAATGAGTTTCAAACATTCCTTGAGTCCGATGAAGAAGTAATGATTGTGAATGAGCCTCCGAGGCACGGGAAAAGTAGAACTGCCGGAAATTTAGTTGAGTGGATTCTTGGAAAAGACAGGACGAAGAAAGTTATGACGGGATCCTATAACGAGACACTATCAACAATGTTCTCAAAAAACGTCAGAAACAGCATCCAAGAAGAAAAGGCAGATGAGAATAAAATTATTTTCTCTGACGTGTTTCCAGGAGTAAAAATAAAACTCGGAGACGGAGCAATGAATTTGTGGAGTTTGGATGGTGGGTATAATAATTACCTTGCAACCTCTCCGACTGGTACTGCTACTGGATTCGGTGCAGATATCCTGATTATTGATGATTTAATCAAGAGCTCGAAGGAAGCGTATAACGAGACAGTGAAGGAAGGTCACTGGGAATGGTTTACCAATACAATGCTATCACGTCTTGAGGAGGGCGGAAAAATCATCATCATTATGACGAGATGGGCAACGAATGATTTAGCAGGAAAAGCGTTAGATTTTTTCGGAAGTCAAGGAACAAAGATTCGGCATGTATGCATGAAGGCTTTGCAAGAAGATGGAACGATGCTGTGCGAGGAAGTGTTGTCGAGAAAATCCTATGAAGCAAAGATAAAGGCAATGGGAAAAGATATTGCTTTAGCGAATTATCAGCAAGAGCCGATTGATTTAAAAGGAAAACTGTATTCATCATTTAAAACCTATGATGATGTTCCTCGTGATGATAAAGGGCATGTGTTATTTACTTCTATTCGGAATTACACGGATACAGCTGATGAAGGGGCGGATTATCTTTGTAGCATTACTTATGGCGTTTACAACAAAGAAGCATACATACTGGAGATTATTTACACTCAGAAACCAATGGAAGAAACAGAGCCTGCAGTTGCAAAAATGTTATACGAGTACGGGGTAAATAAGGCGAGGATAGAGTCTAACAACGGTGGTAAGGGATTCGCAAGAGCAGTAAGAAGAATTTTAGAAGAGAAGCATCACAGCAATAGAACTCATGTAAAATGGTTTCACCAATCAGAAAATAAGATTGCAAGAATTTTATCCAATGCAACATGGGTAATGGATCATGTGTATTATCCGAAAAATTGGAAAGACCGTTGGCCAGAGTACCATGATGCAATGGTGAAATATCAAAGGGAAGGAAAGAACGAACATGACGATGCGCCGGATGCGACCACAGGTGTTGCAGAAAATATGGAAAAAGGTGGACTTAGAACTTTTTAAGGTTAAGGAGCTGAACACATGAAAGTAAAAGAGATATTTAATCGAATCAGAAAGGGAGTGAAAGCTGGAATGGCAGCGGTAACAGAAAGCAATACGCTGACAGATGGCAGAGTCATATATTTGATTGAAAATTTCATGTCATCTAAAAAACGAAAACTTATGATGGAGGGTGAGCGGTACTATCAAGTTGACAATGCTATCATGGATAGAAAAATCACTAAGAAAGTGAACGGACATGAAGAGGAGGAGACATGGAAAGCGAATAATAAGCTAGCTCATGGGAAATATAAGACACAGGTTGATGAGAAAGTGGCTTATCTGCTAACAAAGCCAGTAACATTCAAAACGGAAACTGGAGAGAATGAAGAAATATACTCAAAAAAAATTAAGGATGTTCTCGGAAAGAGATTTCAGTACCAACTTACGCAGTTAGGGTACGAAGCATCGAACAAAGGTGTCGGATGGCTGCAAGTATATGTAGATGAGAATGGCGATTTTAAAACCATGCTGATTCCATCTGAGCAATGTATCCCTTATTGGAAAGATAGGAGCCATACGGAACTAGAAGCAATGATTCGTGTTTACGACACAACTGTATGGCAGTATAACCAAGAAAAAGTTGTTCAGAATGTAGAAGTTTGGAAAGCTGACAGCGTTGCTTATTACAGGCTCGAAGGAAGTCTATTGATCTATGACTATGAGAAGAGTGAAGATGCGGGCGGACCGATTGCGCATTACAAACAAGGAAATGAGTGGAAGGTATGGGGGAAAGTACCGTTTATACCATTTAAAAACAATCAGATCGAATTGCCGGATATTAAATTTGTAAAGAGCCTTATAGATGGGTATGACATAGGAAGAAGCGAAGCCGCAAACTACGTGGAAGAAGTTAAAAATTTAATATTTGTTTTAAAGGGCTATGGAGGGCAAGATTTGTCGGAATTTATGAAATCTATAAACGAAGACAGAGCAATACCAATTGACGACCCGGAAGAGGGTGGTGTAGATACGATTACTCCACAGATGGACATCACAGCGCTCAGAGAACATTATGAACAATTAAATCGCGATATTGTGGAGAGTGGGCAATCAGTTAATAAGGACTTGGACAAGTTTGGTTCTGCTCCGTCGGGCGTAGCTTTAAAATTCATGTATTCGGGATTGGATTTAAAATGCAATCTTTTAGAGGCGGAATTTAAAAATGGTTTTGAGATGCTTATGTATTTTGTGGATGTATATCTACAGCTTACCGGGCAAGGAAGTTTTGAAAACATAGGGATTGAGCTTGTGTTTAATAGAGATATGACTGTAAACGAATCTGAACAGGTTCAGAATTGCAATAATTCCAAGAATGTGATATCGGATAAGACAATTATTGCGCATCATCCATTTGTGACGAACGTAGAAGAAGAAATGAAAGCGCTTGAAGAACAAAGAGAAGCATCGGCACCTGAATGGGACGCAGTGCCTCAAATAAAGGATGATGGAAATGACGAAGAATAGTGAATACTGGGAAAAACGAATAGCATCGGAAACGTGGAAGATATATAATTCCTTGGAAGAAAAGAATAGGGCTTTATTGGAATTTTACATAGATGCAAGCGAAAATGTGAAAGACGAACTCTATCGACTGGCAGAAAAGCACAGTAAAGATGGAGTTCTTTCTCTATCTGAAATGCATAAGCTGAACAGGCTAGCGGAGTTAAACCGAAAGTTTGAAAAAATTATAGAAGAGCTTGGAAACGCTGCAGAGGAATCTACCAAGAAAAATATGGAAGAAGGATTTCGCCAGGTATATAGGAATACGGCTGAAAACATGGGAACGGTGGATTTCGCAATACCAAACAAGAAACTGATGGAGAAATTGCTAAATACTCCGTGGAGAGGCGATACCTTTTCAGGACGCTTATGGAAGAGTCAGAAGAAGCTCGCAGTGAGTTTGAATGAACTATTGCTTATTGGATTGCAGCAAGGGAAAACTGTTACAGAAATAGCCGTTATGCTGCATAATCGCATGGGGCAAGGATTTAATGAGTGTCACAGACTTGTGCGAACAGAAACTATGCATTACTTGAATGATGCGGCACAGCAAAGATATAAGGATTCGGGTGTTCGATACGTACAAGTTTGGGCAGCAGTTGATGAAAGGACCTGTGACACGTGTGGCGGTTATCATGGCAAAATATATCAAATTGATAAATGTCCTCATATTCCATTGCATGCAAACTGCAGATGTACAGTGCTTCCGGTTACAGACGACAAGGAGATCGAAAAACAGAAAAGGAACGAAGGAAGGCTGGAAGATTCCACTGATAAATGGTCAAAAGAAGCAAAGAAAGAATTGATGAAATCAGAACAGACAATAAGTGAAAGAGACTATGAAACAATGGAAATATATGATTCGAAAGGGAAATTTCTGTCTTCAAAACGAGGAAAAGTGGACAGCGTAAGCATTTCTCCACTAGACTATTTCAAATTGAAGAATGCGGTTGTAACACATAATCACCCTTCTGCAGGTTCATTTTCGTTTACCGATTTGAAATTTTTAAAGAGAATGCCGATTTCTGAACTACGAGTATCAACAATAAATGGTTCGTACTACATCAAAAAACCAAAAGAATGGCCCGAGGAAATAAAATCATCAGAAAAAATGAAAGAGATATACGAGCAGATAAAAAAGGACTTGCGGAAAAAATATCAAAAAATGTATAATGAGGGTAAAATCACAAAAGTCGAAAGACATGTAATGTTCAAGGACGAAGTAAATAAGACATTTGCGGAAAGGTATGGGATTGATTATGGATTCGAATTATATGAAGAAAATACTGAAGAGTAAAAAAGTAAAAATCAGTGAAATGCCAGATGACCTAGATATTGAATTGTTACCGGAAGATATAGAGATTATTCTTGACGAAGATTCCGAAGAGTTAGATGATGAATTTTGGGAAGATGAGTAAGTAATTAGCAGGAGAGGGAAACAGGAGCATCTATCAAAAATGGTAGGTGTTCTTTTTATACCCTTTTTTAAAGGTTGCAGGGTATAAAGAACAACGATACATCCCAGTACCGGGAGAGCCGGTATAAAAATCTATGGAGGTAAAGAAAATGGAATGGTTACAGAAAATTTTATCAAATGCAGTGTACGGAGATGACGGAAAGCTGGATGTTGAGGCGACAATGAAAAAAATCAATGAAGAAGCGCCGAAACATATCATCCCAAAAGAACAGTACAATGGGAAAGTGAAAGAGCTTGAAACGGCAAATCAAACAATCGGTGATTTGAAAAAGAACAATGCTGATAACGAAGAACTTCAGAAGACGATCAAAGCACACGAAGGAACAATCAAACAATTGAAGGCGGATCACGACAAAGAAATTAAAGGGATGCGTATCGATGCTGCAATCAGCAAGGTTCTTTCGGTGAACAATGTGAAACATGCAGATCTTCTCGCTGGAAAGTTTGACCGTGAGAAACTGATCGTATCGGATGATGGCACAGTATCAGGATTGGACGAGCAAGTAAAAGGCCTAAAGGAAAGTTATGAAGATCTATTTGGTCCGACAATAGCAGGGAGGAGCCCGTCAAACCCGGATGGAAAGCCAGCAATTACTACATTTGATACACTTGTCAACAATGCGGATAACATGACCGCGGAAGAGGTTGCGGCACAATTTGAAGCGATGGCAAAACAATAAAAAAGAGAGGATGAAAAAATATGGCAGTAGACAATTTTAAACCAACATTATGGGAAGGCGCTCTTCTTGCGAACTTCCATACCGTATCAATTGCGGATGTATTAGCAACACCACCAGCAGAAATTAAAGGAAGTAAGGTTATTTTTAACCGTATCGCAGGTGGAACACTGAAAGATTACGAAGGTTCTGTTGATTGGGATGAAATCGACACAACTCCGGTCGAAATGACTTTTGACAAGAAAAAATATTTCGCGTTTGCTTTAGATGATGTGGACAAAGTGCAGCTTAAGGCTGATGTAATGACAGCCACAACCAAAGAACATTCTGCAGTATTGGCTGAGACGTATGACAAAGATTTCTTTGCTGCACTTTTGGCAGGAACTAAACTTTTGATTGGTAGTTCTTCTTCGAAGAAGAAAGTAACACCAGCGAATGCATACGATTATATTGTTGATTTAGGAACAATACTTTCTAAGAAGAAGGTTCCAAAAGTCAACCGTTTTGTAACAGTAAATGCAGATTATCTCGGGCTGTTGTCGAAAGATAAGAGATTTACAGATGATCCGAAAGTATTAGAAAACGGTGTAGTGGAAGGGCAGAGAATCAATGGAATGCAGGTTATGTGTTCGGAAGAGCTTCCATCCAATGTCGTGATTGCGAATCACAAATCCGCAATTGGTGCGGCGAAGCAGATCAACGAGATGGAAGCGATGCGTTTACAGAGTAAATTCGCAGATGGTATCCGCGGTCTTTGTGTTTACGGTGATAAGGTACTCCGTGATGATGCAAGCGCAGCATTGTATTTTGAGGTTGGTACAGCAGCAGATGTTGAACCAATTAACGTGAAAATTACAAACGACACAAAAACCCCGGTGAACACAAAAGAAGTAGCGGGTTAATTAAGAGGGATTTATTCCCTCTTTTGTGATGGTGATTAAGATGGAAGAACAGATTTTGGAAAGTTTATTACTTAGGAAAGGAATAACGGACGAGTTATTGCTGCGGGACATGATACAAGATAGCATGGATGAGTTACGAGCAATGCTTAATTATAAAGCGGATGAGGAGATCCCACAGGAATGCAGTTCTGTTGTGAAAGAGTTGGTATTGATACGATATAACCGTGATGGCACAGAAGGTATCGTATCTGAATCACAGAGTTCCGGGGGTAGCACAACTTACACGGATGAATTGCCGGATAGGGCAAAACGTATTATCCGAAGACACAGAAGATTGCCGAGGTGATGCAATGTCTATTAATAGAGACATGAAAGAGTACACATTACAACAAAACATCCCTACTCAAACAGAATCGGGTGCGGGGAAACCGATGTGGAAGAACATTAGGAAAATACAAGTAGCTGTTTACAAAAAAAATGACATGCGAGTGACAGCATCGGAAAAATATCTACAATCTACTCATTCTGGGCTAACTCATTGTAAAAAAATAAGAGCAGATGAATACAGGCTTGTAAGAGATGATGTTGTATACGAAATTACAAGCTGCAATACAGAGGGAAGACTTACGAGTTTGCTTTTGAAGGTGGTAGAATGATGTCTGATAATGAGGAGTTTATTAGAAGCTTGGAAGATGCAACAATCTCTATTATGCTTGATATGGAAAAGCGGGTGGAAAAAGCATGCCTGCTTGTTGAGAACCAAGCCAAAATGGATTGTCCAGTAGACGAAGGTGTATTGCGGGCATCAATCACGAGTGAAACAGAAGTAACAGAGACTGAAATTGTTGGACGTATTGGGAGTAACGAAGAATACGCTCCTTACGTTCACAATGGAACCGGAATCTATGCGAAGGATGGAAACGGAAGAAAAACCCCTTGGATATATCAGATCAAGAGCGGCAGACGAAGAGGATATTATCACACGGTGGGGCAAAGAGCACAGCCATTTCTTTTGTATGCGCAATTATTTAACCGGGATAGAATTGAAAGAATTTTAGGAGGCTAAGGATGAAAACAGCTATCAAAAAATTTATAGAGATGCATATTCCGGATTTGAAAGGAAAGATTTATCCGGTTTTTACGGTGGATCTAAAAAACATCAGTGTTGTTTATACAGTTACGCCTCTGTCGGGAGGGCACTTAAAAGAAAGTCAGTTGGAATTAAAAGTAATCCACTCGGATTATGATGTCTGCGTGGAATACGAAACGAAACTTCTTGATTTGCTTGATATGGAGGAAGATGAGCCATTTGTAAATACAGGTGCGATTCGCTTTCATTCCGAATTATCCGGAGGAGGCATTTTGTTTAATGATGGGTGTCAAATGTTTGAGGACACCCTGTATTTTTTAATAAAATGGAGGGATTTACATGGAAAACAAAGATGAAATTTTACTTGGGGCATGTGATGTGTATATGTATGAATTTACAGGAACAGAGCTCCCGGAACATAGTGCAATTGAAACACCGGAAAATAATGTAGGGCATTGCTCAGGCGGCTTTACAGTGAATTACAAACCTACGAAATACGATGTGAAGAATCAGTACGGTCAGATTGTGAAGTCAGCCGTAACAGAAGAGGAAGTATCTGCCAAGACAGGTATTTTGTCATGGAATCTGAAAAATCTCGCATTATTTTCTACAGCTGTGTTGTCGGAGGATAAAGAACAGAAGAAACGAACTCTTGTGTTTACTGGAGAAGGGAAAGCGCTACGCACTGTTTTATTACGTGCAGTCCATACAAAGGAAAACGGAAAGAAAATCCGCTTTACCATGATTGGACAAGGTGGTTCTGGATTTGCAATTGCATGGGAAAACAAAGAGGTTACAGTTGATGCAGAATTAACAGCAGTTAAAAAAATCGACAAATTCTTAGCAAGTTTTGAAGAAGAAATGACGGATGAGGAAGCGGCAGCTATTGCAAAAACATCTGCGAGAAAAACAGAGAAAAAAGGAGAAGAATAGGAGGAGAGTAGGTAATGCTAGACTTAGACAAATACATTAATAACTCTTTGAAAATAAAAGTGTTTGGAGAAGAATATGATGTTTTGGAGCCAACGCTTGAAATGCTTATGAAAACAGCTCGTATTGAAGCAGATATGACACAAGAAAACAAGTACGAAAAACAATTGCAGACTGCTGAATTATTGTTAAATCATAACAAACAGGGAAAGGAATTTGGCAAGGAAGAGTTAAAGAAACTCCCATACGAAGCTTTGGTTAGATTGATTGCGGAAATTGCAATATTGCGATTAAAAGCGGAAACAGACCCAAACTTAAAATCCCAATCCCAGACGGAAAAATAGGACAGGCGATTTGTGAAAAATATTTTCCGGTAGAGGATTGGGAAAAAGGATATCAGATTAGAACAGGAGTAATAAAGAGAATAAGTGAGTATACAGGACTAAATTTCAACGAAGTTCTTAAGCTTCCTTATTCTTATTTTTTGCTCTTGCGAAAGGAAAGTTGGATTGCGATGTATCAGAAGACAGAGCAAGGTAGAGAAATTTTGAAAGATTTATGGAGATTACAGCAGACAGGAGCGGATGAAACCGCAATTAGAAGATTTGAAAGCAGGTGAAACTATGGAAAAGGGAGTGTTGAAGCTGGCACCATTGATGACAGAAATTAAAGTGGATATCTCAAATTTCAAGTCTGATATGGAGAAAGCAGGCGCAATCGGTTCAAGCGAAGCGCGAAAGATAAGCAAAGAATTAGAAACTACAACGAAAATTGGAGAGTCTCTATCGAAAACAGGCAGTCTTTTAACGAAAGGACTTACACTTCCGCTCATAGGGGCTGGAACAGCAACTACAAAAATGGCTGTAGACTTCGAAAGTAGTTTCGCAAAAGTAAGCACTCTGCTAGATGATAATGTAGTGGATTTCGATCAATACAAGGAACAGCTTTTAGATGCAAGCAGTGAATCAAAGGTCGCTGTGGATGAGTTTTCAGAATCGGTGTATGAGTCTATTTCAGCCGGCGTTGACCAAACGAAAGCAATCGGTTTTACTACAGAGGCGATTAAACTTGCAAAGGGGGGGTTTACAGATGGCGCAAAGGCAGTGGATGTTCTCACGACAGCGATAAACGGTTACAATCTAAAAACCGAGGATGCCACAAGAATTTCCGACTTACTTATCACTACGCAGAACTTAGGCAAGACAACTGTAGATGAGTTGGCGTCAAGCATGGGAGCAGTTATCCCTGTTGCAGCATCTGTAAATTTTGATATTACAGAACTGTCAGCATCTTACGCACAACTAACAAAAAATGGTATTGCAACAGCGGAATCGGGAACATACTTAAAAGCTATGTTATCTGAGCTAGGAAAATCAGGCACTACTACAGATTTAGCTTTGCGAGAGTTGACAGGAAAAGGATTTGCGGATTTAAAGAAAGAAGGAACTTCGACTTCTGAAATCTTAAGTATGTTAACTCAGTATGCTGCAGAAAACGATAAAACATTAAAAGATATGTTTGGATCTGTAGAAGCTGGTTCCGCTGCTCTTGTCCTTGCAAAAGGAAGCGGGCAGGAGTATAACGATATGCTTAGCGCGATGAGCGACAGTGCTGGTGCGACGCAGTCCGCATTTGAAAAAATAGATGCAGCTCCAGCGGAACAACTAAAAGGTGCGCTGAATGAACTTCGCAATGAAGGAGTGAGACTGGGAGCGATGTTTGTTCCTGTCATCGAGAAAACTGCAGATATTGTAGGAGATGCGGCGGATGCATTTTCGAATTTGTCAGATGAGCAACAGGATAATATTATCAAGTGGGGAATGGTTTTAGCGGCAACCGGACCAGCTTTAAAAGTAGTTGGTGGAGGAGTGACCACTTTTACAAAATTATCCAGCGTAATCGGCGGTGTGTCGAAAGGCTTAAAGACATTTGGAACAGCGCAGACGGCGGCTGCGACTGCAGCTAAGGGCGCGAGTGCTATAATTGGTCATGCTGGGTTAACTGGCAGTATGGTTGGATTGCTTGGCACACTTGCGCCGGTTGCCGCAGGTGCAGCAGTGGTTGGCACAGGTATCTATGCAATCCACGAAAACAGCCAGCTTATGAATCGCTCTGTTATAGATGCAAAAGAAGACTTATCTTTAATGGAAGAAATGTTAGCAAAACTAAACGGAACAGAAGTAAGGACCAAGGAAGAACTTGAAAAGTTGAATCTTATAACAAAAGATTATGGTGATACTTTGTCGGAAGAGTTTGTAAATAACATGGATAAGTCGAGAGAAAAAATGGTTGATTTTAACACGTATCTGACAAGTATCTCACTTGATGGAGTAATATCTGCAGAAGAATCGAATGAGTTGATTTCTCGTGTTGAAAGCATGTGTAACGAAACAATAGCGACTATACAGGCCAAAAAAGATGAAGCACAGAAAAATTTGCGTGAATTATTTATTGCAGAAGATGGTGTGATTGATGAATCCGAACAGCAGGTATTGAATACTTTGAGTGAATCCTACGATGCACAACAGCAGGCGGTACAGGAACACTTGAATGCAATCAATGCAATCAAGCAAGCTGCAGCTGAACAAAATAATCAGTTGACAGAGGCACAAATACAGGAATTGTCACAGCATTATGAAAAGGTAGCGCAAATACAATTGCAGGCGAATGCGGAAACAAAAGAGGAATTACTTGCTGCTGAGAAAGATTTCCAGAATCAAATAGCTACAATGAATGCTGATCAAGCCAGTGAGCTACTTAAAAAGAAAGCAAAAGAGCGTGATGAGGAGATAAAACTCGTTAAAGAAAAATATGATGATGGGATTAGTCAACTGAAGCTTTATATGGAAACGGCTGATGAGACAGAAAAGCAGATGTATCAGAAGCAGATTGACAATTTGGAAGCATCAAAAGAAAAGGCAATTCAGACAGAACAGGACAAGTATGAGAAGTATTACAACATGGCGTTGGATAGCAATAAAAATCTAGAAGGCGTGATTAATAAATACAACGGAAAGATTTTGACGAACCAAGAGATTGAGAATAAAAAAATACTTGATGAAATGAAGGCAGCTTATGACGGAATAGGAAGTATTACAAAGAGTGGATGTTACTATATGTACAACACAGTCGCAGGACGTTATGAACAGGTTGCAATAAAAGTGGATGAAAAAACAGGGGACATAGTTGCTATGCACAGTAATCTGTCGCACAAAACCGGTTCAGCGTGGAAAGAAATAGGCGAGAGCGCGGAGAAAATGGCACAAAAAGAAGATGCTGCATTTCAGCTCGTTGCTGGCTCGCACATAAAGTATGATGAAACTTCCAATATGGTAATTGATTCCGCGACAGGAATTAAATATGCATTAGAAGAGGTGACAGAGGCTACCGATGGAACGCGAGAGGGAATTTTGAATATAAACGGCACGCCTTACAATATAACTGTAAACAAGGATGGTACAATTGCCGCGTTAGAAGAAATCGAAGCAAAAGCTGATAGTATTGTAGGAAGCCCTAGAGTAATAGAATTTGTGCCTCAGTACCTAAGTGCTGGAGACCGTATCGGGTTGCAGTTGGGGAAATTCCATTATAATGGATTGGATAATGTACCATACGATGGTTATCAGGCTGTTTTGCATAAAGGAGAACGTGTCTTAACAGCAGAGGAAAATCAGGCATATGAAAGAAATGCAGAAATTGATTACAGGAAGATGGAGCAGTGTATGCGATCGGCTGTAAAGGAGTTATCCTTAAAATTTGGGGAAAGGCAGATTGGAAGGGTAATAGATCAGAGATTGCGAGAAAGGGGAATTTTAATTTGAGAATTTATTATAAAAATCACCTGAATGAAAAAGTTGATTTGGATTCAAAAAATATCATCCTTCAATATCACGAGCTCCTGAACTATTCTTGGAATGCAGAAACGAATAATGGGAAGATTGTATCCTTTTACCGTGAAAGTGCCACGATTCCGATTAAAGTGACAGTGACAGCGGATACAGAGGAGACGTTTAGAGAAGTAATTGAGAATTTTTATTCGATTATGGAGAAAGATGTCTTAAACAGAATCCCCGGGAAATTGTATGTTGGAGAACAGTATATGAGTTGCTATATTTCCGGGGATATAAAATCAGATGTTTTCCTGAAAGTGTTTATTCAGGTTAAAAATCTTACAGTTGTGACAGATCACCCATTCTGGATCAAAGAAACTAGTTACACTTTCAAGTCTGCAGATATTACATCCACAAGCAACAAACGGTATGGATATCGGTATGGATACCGGTATGCAAGTGGAATGAAAGATACATACATCTTAAATGAACATTTTGCGCCGGCGCAATTTCGGTTGAGAATTTATGGACCATGCGTAAATCCCTTGATTGCTATCGGGGGACGTATCTACACCGTGCATACTATCTTAGAGGATGGAGAGTATATGGAAGTTGACAGCATGGCACAGACCGTCATAAAAACCATGATGAATGGAACGAAAGTAAATTTGTTCCATTATCGTGGACTTGATATTTTTCAAAAGATTCTCCCGGGAAAACAAGTTGTAAGCTGGGATGGAAAGTTTGATTTTGATATTACACTATTCAAAGAAAGGAGCGAACCGGAATGGTAGAGCGTGTAACACAAAGCTTTAACGGCGAAACAAAAGAGATGGAGCATAGAAAGGACACTATATATAAAGGGGAAGCAAAAGCACCAGAACAGCAATTGAAAACGGCAGAGCTTAAGAGCTATTATCCCCTTCGGATTTCGGCGGAAGATGACGCAGGAAATCGAACCGATGAAGTAAAAATGGTGGAAGTTTTGAACAAGCCAATCTTTCCGATACAGATGATAAGTGCGACAGCCGTCGGAGAAGAGAAAGGATACATAGAATGTGAAACTGATTTAGACATCGGAGATACAAATGATTTTGAAATTCGCATGAGCCTAGACGAATGGAAAAGGGAAATGTGTGATTATGGATGCCGCGTGTATGTGCCAGATACGGAGTACGGCGGTCTTTTGGAAAGTATGAGGGCAATCACCAAAAGTAATGAAATTGTATGGAGTGGATATACCTGGAGAGGACTGCTGACACAGAAAGTGGTAGAACCGCCGTCGGGGTCAGACCACCTAATCCTAAATGGGGAACTGAATGATGCAATCAGAGCATTGATTGCAGATCGATTCGGTTCTCTTTTTGTTGTGCCGAAGGTAAATACAAAAGTGACCTTAAATAATTGGAAGGTAGACAGATATGTATCACTATATGATGTGATAATGAAGTTTTTGGATGCAAAAGGACACCGACTGCAGATCAGCTACCGAAAGGAAGAGGGGCATCCATATGGCTATGTAGAAATACAGGCGGTTCCGGTGGTAGATTATTCTGACTATCTGCAATACGATCAGGACTGTAATATCAACTTTGACATAAAGGATTATCGAATGGGGATAAATCACTTGGTATGTGTTGGGAAAGGGCAGAATGAAGAACGTATTGTGCTGCATTTGTATGTTCAAAGGGATGGAAGTGTGGGAAGACAACAATATTACACAGGACTTGCGGAACGTGCGGCAGTCTATGATTTTTCCAGCGCAGAACTTGAACAGCTGGAAGAAGATGGAGCGAAACGGTTGAAAGAATTACAGAACTATAAAAGCGTGGATTTAACCATAGATGATATTGATTTGGAAATGGGAGATATCATAGGCGGAAGAGAGCAGGTAACCGGAACGAGCGTAGTAAAGCCGATTATCGGCAAAATCCTGAAAATAAAGGATGGAAGAGCTGAAATAGAATACAAGATAAAAGGAGATGAGTAAATGGCACTGAAAGCATTAACGCTGAATACACCCGCTGCTGACAAAGCTCATATTTTCGCGGAAGACGATGCGGCGATTTATCAGAGTATCATCGGCAACGATGGTGTGTTTGATATTGGCGAAAAGTTTAAGACCACGGTAATCAGTAACAACAAAGTACGTGTTGGAAATGGAGTGTTAAATGTACAGGGACATATTGCACGTACTGTATATGGAGATTACACGGATATGACAATTGAAAATGGTGTTTCCGGGAAAAAGAGAAATGACCTAATTGTTGCAAAGTTCACAGTTGGTTCGGATAGTGACACATTTGTTTTGGAAGTAAAGAAAGGCGTGGCGGGCACTACGGCAACAGATCCAGCAGTGACAAAGGGGGACTTGTATAATGGGAGTAAGGTAAGAGAGTTGCCACTTTGGAGAGTGAAAATTGAAAACTTAAGTATTGTGAAAGTGGAGCAGATGTTCACTGTGAATGCAACGAATAAAGGGTTGTTGGATGAGATTAATGGGTTAAACAGCAGTGTAGGGTACGACTGTATAAAATCAATTCACGGAACCGTAAAAAAATACAAGGATGGAAGATTTGAGGCAAGTGGGAATTTTAAGATTTCCACAGCTCTTGATTTCACACAAATAGGAACAACAAAAATCTACTACGCGCCATATGTCAATGCGAATATAGGGATTCGCGCAGTGTCAGTAGAAAGTATTGTATGCGAAGCATACAATACTGGTGTTGTATGGCATGGAAAACCACAGGTTAATGGAGAGTCACTATCTGGAGTGATTCTTCAATACGGGAATGAACAACGGAATACATATGTGAATTATATTGTGCATGGAAAATGGAAGTAATAGCATTTGGGAGGCTTGAATAAATGGCAACAAAAACAATAACATTGTCTTTGAATGGACAGACATATACATTAACAAAAAATAGCGCAACTGGAAAATTCGAAAAAGAGATTACGGCACCGACCAAATCAAGCTATAATCAGCCGGAACATGTGTATGCAATGGTTCTGAAAGCAGAGGATCAGGCAGGAAATGTGACGACAATCGATAAAAGCAACACTACGTTTGGCACAAAAATGAAATTGGATGTAAATGAAAAGGTAGCACCAGTAATTACAGTTGCAAAGCCGGGAGCGGGGGCATACCTGACGAATACCACCGTGGAAATCGAATTTACCGTAACAGACAACGACAGTGGAGTGAACCCGGATACAATTACGATGAAAGTGGATTCAAGTTCCGTGCCACCTACTAAAACGAAGGTGACAAATGGGTATAAGTGTACGCATACGATCACCCTGAAAGATGGAAGTCACACAATAGAAATCAATGCGGCGGATTTTGATGGAAATAAAGCGGCTGCAAAAACAGTTACATTCAAAGTCGATACGGTTCCACCGACATTGAATCTTTCCTCGCCGACGGATAATCTGATCACAAACAAAGAGTCATGCGTGGTATCGGGGACTACAAATGATGTAACCAGTCCGGCTTGTACTGTAAAGATTACATTAAATGCGGTAGATCAGGGAGCAGTAAGTGTAGCAGGGGATGGAACATTTAGCAAAACGCTTACACTAAAGAAAGGTGCAAACACGATTGTTATACGCTCAACGGATAAAGCCGGAAAATATTCAGAAGTGACAAGAAGAGTAGAATATGATCCCGATGCACCGGTAATTCGCTCTGTAGAGGTTACGCCAAATCCAGTAGATGCAGGAAAGACATTCAAGATTGTAGTTGATGTTACAGATTAAGGAGACAGTATGATATATGTTGATGAGATAAAAGTAACGCCGAATCCAGTAGATGCAGGAAAAACATTCAAAATAGAAGTCTCACTACATGAAGAGTATGAGAATGGAAAGAAGTATGGATATCGATACGGATACCGATACGGTGAAAAGAAAGGAGTGCAAAAATGAAACAATTGTTTTTTAATGACGGAAGAACATTAGAGACTCAGTCTGTAACCAAAGTAGGAGAGGATAAGCTACACATCAGAGTGATTCTGACAACATCGGAGCAGCTAAAGGCACTGTTTGGAGACACGTTTGCTACGGAAAAGATGACCATGTATGAGAATCATACAGAGGTAGAGAGTTTTGAAAAATATAATAAGCTGTCCTATTTGAAAGAGGAAGCAGGGGGCATCTGGGAAGTGGAGATGATGCAGAAAGAAAAAGATGATGCAACAAAAATCTTGGAACTAGAAAAAGCATTAGCAGCTGCAAATAGACAAGTAACAGACTTGCAAATGGCAATCTGTGAATTATACGAAAAGATGGAGGTGTAAACATGGCGATTTATATGGCGAAGGTGTATGCCGATTTAATCAAGAAGGAGAAAAAGACAATTGAGGACGTACCGGAGAATCTGAGAGAAGAAGTAAGGTCATTATTGGAGAGAGAGTATGATTGATTTTATACTCTTTTTTCTGAAGATATTTTGGCGAAAGGAGGTGAAAGATATGGCAGTGATTTACGCAACATTAATTGTAAAAGGGAAAAAGAAAATCGAAGACGTACCGGCAAAAATCCGTGATCAGGTAAAAGAGTTACTGGTAGATTTGGAAGTGCCGGAGCTGGCAGAGTAAAAGGACCGTAATGGTCTTTTTATTTTGCAAAGATAAGGAGAAGTGAGGAAAAGTTTAATGCAGGAAATGATTATAGACATCTGTGTTGCTATCATGACGCCTGTCCTTGGCTACATTGTATGGCTGCTTAAAAATCAGAAGAAAGACAGAGATGTAAATAGTCACGGAACAATGCTGTTATTGCGTGTACAGCTAATAGAGTATCATACAAAATACATGAGAGAGGGAGAAATACCTTCTTATGCCTATGAAAATTTTGTAGAAATGTATGATGCTTATCATGCACTCGGCGGGAATGGAATGGTAACAAAGATGAAACATGAGATTGATGAATTACATTTAAAAAAGAAAGGTTGATGAGATATGTTTAAAAATAGCGTATTAAAAACAAGTGTAGATACAAAGAGATGGTTAAAGGCAGCGGGAATTCGTGCGGTTAAGACGATGGCACAGGCTGGTATTGCTGGAATTGGTGCAGCAGCCGCAATGGGACAGGTAGACTGGAAATATGTATGCTCTGCAGCAGTGCTTGCTGGAGTAGTTAGTGTACTTACATCGGTAGCAGGTATCCCAGAGGTAGAGGGCGAATAATCGCCCTCGCACATATATTGAATGAAAGAGAGGAAAAGAACATGGGAAATGACAAATTTTTAAAATTATGCAAAGAAATCGTAGTAAATTACTTTAATGCTTGCGTAGACAAGACAGACAAAAAGGAAAACACAGAAGATGATGTATTTATTGTATGGTCTTGTAAAACCTTACAGAACAATAAAGCATTAGTGAGCACAACAGTACCGGATGGAATGTACTACGAGATCACCCACAACGGAGATAAGCAGGAAACATACGTTGATGCATACAAAAAATGGGAAAATTTCAAAGTTAAATAGAAAGGAGAAGAGAATTACCATGGGAACATATAACGTACATGCAGGACACTGTCCACAAGGACAGGGGGCGTCCGGAGCAGTTGGCATTTTACAGGAATCTGTGGAAGATAGAATCGTAAAAAACGAAGTAATCCGTCTGTTAAGAGCAGAGGGGAATACAGTCTACGACTGCACCTGCGACGAAAATACAACAAAAAGTGGATGCTTAGATAAGATTATCGCAAAGTGTAATTCACATAGCGTTGATTTGGATATAAGCATACATCTAAACAGTGGGCGAAATGATTACGGCGGAGACGGAAGTACAGGTGGTGTTGAGGTATGGAACTACGACACTAAAACACAGGAAATCTCGGACAGAATCTGTGAAGCGATTGCAGCAGAGTTAGGAATCCGCAACAGAGGGACGAAATACGACAAGGACTTATTTGTGCTTGCAAATACAAAGTCAAAGGCGTTGTTGGTAGAATGCTGCTTTGTCGATGATGCAGACGACGCAAAAGTGTGGGATGCGAAGAGATGTGCAAAGGCAATTG